TTGGTCTGATTTACAAAATTTACAAATACCATATAATCCATCCAAACGACAAGGGTCGGATGGAAAGTTAGTTTTGTCAAAAGTTTTATCACACTTTGGACAGTGTTTAGTACTTGCATTAATTGCTAACGTTTTTCTATTAACGGCTTCGCATTTACGACAAATATCTTTTCTTTTTGTAATATCAGAGCCTAATGCAACAAAATCTTTATACTTTTTGTTTTCACTGCATTGGGTACAAACTTTATAGTTTGCATTAATAACTTCCTGATGTCTATTTTTATATTTAATCTCTTTATTTTCCATTTAATTAAAATAATAAGTAGTATAATTACGTTAAAAATTTCAATTTTTCATCTATAAATAGCTAATGGTTTCCCATTAGAGTAGACTATATCTTAAGCCAAACAAATTTTATATTTGTAAGACCCACTGACATTTAGTCGTTGAACTGCATCCCTATACAGAGGGATTTGGCTGCTGATTATCCAATTTCTATCATTTTTACCTTAGGATTTTTAAAAATCCAGATCCAAGTTTTTACTCTTGGCCATTTAAATATTACTATTTAAACTTGGTAGATAGAACTCTAAGGAACAATTGAAAAATAATTTCAATTATAACTTAACTCCATAGGAGTTAAGGAACTTCCAGCAATTTGACAGTGTTGCTATTTGTTTGGGTGGCGCAAACAAATAACTAGCATTTGGGAGTTGATTACTACGAATCACATTGTAAAATCCCTAATCGGTTTATGTTAATCCTATTTTACTCTTGGACCAACCGAAATGCTTTTCTACTCTCTTCTGTGTTGTCTCACACATCATAAAGTAATTTGAGGGTTACCTGAAAGGTATACGTCTTGAGCGCCATAAGCGACAAGTTGCATTAAACCACCACCGGACATTTAGATATATAATTTGGAGTAGAAAATTTTTTTAATAATTTTTTTTTTAAAAAACGCTCTTTGGACTTTTTAAAACAAAAATTCAAATTATTTTTTCCAATTTTTTTTTCAAAAATTACAATTTCTATAGGTTTTTTGCCAAAATCAATAAATTTTTTATACAGTTTTTTTTGTTAATTTTTCTAAATATTTATTTAAAGTCTTTTTCTTATTATTAGATTAATAAGTGGATGTCAAGTTCAAAAGGTTCAGGAAGTACATCTAAGTACAAAAAAAATAAACAAGCTGCAACTAAAGAATCAAATACCTTAGACAATAAACATAGATTGATGGTTAAATACTTTAACGAAAAACGTAATGTTAAACAGGATTTAATAGACCAAATTAATTCATTGGCAGTTGAAATAAAAACAATGGATGAACGTAGGGAAAGTTTTACTTTGTCGGACATTAAAAACCGTGCTAGTTTGTTGGATAAAAAAGAACAATTAGAACACGAATATAACACAATAAAAAATAATTTTGATGAAATGGATTATTATGACAACGCAGGTGATTTAATTTCAGATTACTATGAGATGAGGGATAACAAAGAAATTGAACCAAAAGAAACAAAAAATATCATGGAATTTCTATGTAAAAAAGAAAAAACACCAGCACCACAAGGTGAAGCAAAACCTATGAACCGCGCAAACTTATTTGAAAAATATTGTCATCGGGTTGAGGGCATAAGAGTAGTTCAAGACGATGGTTCCAATAGAATTAAATATTGTGATGAATGTAAAATAGAAAAAATTTTAGACATGGCAGAAAGTGCGTATATTTGCCCTTGTTGTGGAGACAGTGAAATGATTATATTAGACGAAGACAGACAAATTAAAGACTATAGTCCTTATCGTCGTTTGAATCATTTTAGAGAATGGCTTAATCAATTTCAAGCAAAACAAAGCCCAGATATTCCTGAAAATGTTTTTGTTGATATTGTTAAGGAGTTAAATAAGAAAAGAATTACTGATTTATCAACATTAAATAAAAAGAAAATGAAAGCAATTTTAAAGAAATTAGATTATAACAATTATTATGAACATGTTGCATATATTATAAATAAATTAAATAATTTACCACCACCTAAAATTACTAGAGATATGGAAAAACTATTTATTTCTATGTTTTTTAAAATACAAGAACCATGGGAAATGTTCAAACAACCCGACAGAAAGAACTTTTTGTCATATTCTTATGTATTACACAAGTTTTGTGAATTGCTGGAGTTGGATCATTTGTTAGAATGCTTTCCATTGCATAAAGACCCTGATAAAATTATGGAAAATGACCAAATTTGGGAAAAGATTTGCAAACATTTAAAATGGGAGTATATTAGCTCTTTTAAGTAAGAGCTAATCTAGGTTAAACTTTGCAAGTTTTACGTACATCTCTTCATTTAAATAAAAGAACAAATTAAGATTAAACACTTATTAAATAATGAAAAAATATTAAATTAACAATTGGAATAATTTTTAATTTAATCTGAAATAAAACCTATTTAATATTAATAATGAACCATATTTTACATAATATTTCCTTAATAATACTAGGACTTGGTATTATACTATTAACTGTATACATAACTAAGGCAAATTCAAATGGATTTAAAACATCCGATGTTATATTAATGGAACAACGAGAATTAGAAGCGCGTAGAAGAGGAATAAAACCAAATGAAACTATTTACGATTCAAGACCAAGTAAAGTATATAAGAAAATGTTTTCTGATCCTTCAAATTGGTTTGGATATGCTGATTTTGATGAGAATGATGTTAAAGAAAAAATATATGTTAAATCAGCATAGAAGATTTATAACTTTTAAGATGAATAAATATTCTAATAGATATTTAAAGATTTGATATCTATTAAAATTAATGTCAACCGTAGATTATTTAACAGAATTTGTAGCTCTTTTACCTGCAGACCAAAAATATATTTGCCTTAGTTTTGTAACTGATAAAGAAAATAAGACAACTCTAACTGGTGTTAGATTTGGTGGTGCCTTTGCCACTTACGAATCTGCATGTGAACAAGCTAAAAAACTCCAATCTGTAGACCAATATTTTAATGTCTATGTTGGTGAAGGTGGAAAATGGCTTCCTTTTGACCCTAATCCTGATTCTCCTGCAGTTAAAGACTCTCAATATGCTGATGAACAACTTAACAATATGATGAAATCTTATATGGAAAATCAAGAAAAGGCAAGAGTTTACCACGAACAACGTAAACAAGAAATGGTTCGTCAAAATATCTTAGAAAACCTTCAAGTTCGTCATGAAAATGTTACGGAACTTAATAAGAAGCTTAATAAAGCCAAGAAACAAGGTAAATCAGAAGAAGCATCAATGATTGAACAAAACTTACAATCAATTGAAGAACAAATTAAAAAGATGGAAGAAAAGAAATCAGAACTTGATGAACAAATTGAATCATTATCAAATCAAGTAAAAACATATGGTTCAACTCAAGAATTCAATCCTAACGGACCATCAAATGTTAACCTATAAGAATCTATTAAATAAATTTTAATAATAAGATATTTTTTATTATTAATATTTAACTTTTTCAACAATTATTAATATTTAACTTTTTCAACTAATACACGAACAGTATTTTTTCTTTTAGAAACGAGATCAGCAGGATTGAAAACATCTAATCTTCTATTCCAGTCTTTGTCATATGCTTTTTCGTGATATTTGTGGAATTTGTTACATCCAATTTTAAATGTTGGTACAGTTTTAGCTCTATACCAAAATACTTTATCAGTAAGGTTTTTAGAGTGAACACGGTTGTTTATTACCATGATACCATAATTTTCGGTGATATCAGTAAATACTTGTTGGAAAATATCAAAAGTTGGAAACATACCAGCATAATGTTCATATAAGCGTTTTCTATTGGAAATTGTGTCTTCGGCTAACAAGAAAATATAGTCAAAGTTAGATCTCATTTCAGGGGGAATACCAACAGAATATTGCATAGTTAAAATAAATGATAAGTGGTGATGACGACCATTGAAAAACAATTCAAGAATATTAGGGTCTTTTAGCCATGTACCTTTAGAACTCATGCAATCATCCATAATTAACATAACGGAATCATTTTTAGCTTTTTTGCCATTTTTAACTCTTTTTTTATTGTCTTCATTCATTTTTGCTTGTCTTTCATATACTCTTGTTAGAATAGTTGAATCATATTCGGAATATATATATGAATCAGGAATAAATTCAGAATAAAAAGAATTGAGTTTTTCGGTTCTACTGATAGCAATAGCAGATGCTATGTTTCTTTTTTGATACATAATTTCACGAGTTAAAAAAGACTTACCTGTGGCACGTTTTGCAATCATTGCAATAGTGCAGTGGTCAACCATTTCATTAATTTTGAAAGGTTTAATAGGTAATCTTGTTGCTCCAAATCCTACTTCTTTTGTTGCCATTATTATGGGCTAGATATTTTTTATATTTGCGCTTTTTTATTTTATTGTTTACAAGTGGAATTTTGTGTTAATGATATATTCTAATTCTTCTATTGTGGGTTCAATTTTAGTTTTTTTAGCAATAGTGTCAGCTTGGTTTCCGTGATATAAAAAGTCTTTGTTAATCCATGATTTCCCAGTTGGTTTTTTACCAGTTAGGACAATTGGGTGGGAAGGTTTTTGTATTGTTATAATAGGTTTTTTAAATTCAAATGGTTTTATTTTAAGAGTACTACCATGATAAGCATAACTAGGCGAATTTGTTACAGATGCTTTAAATTGAACTGCCATTTTAAATTATAAATAAGCTAGATATTTATTGTGGAACGATTGTTTTGAGATAAAAATTGAAAAATACTTATTAATATGTTTTATTTAGTATATATTAATGAATCAACTTAATTCAAATAATTTAATTAACCCAGTAATTTTAAATTCAGAAAAAAAAGTGGAGAATTATTTTCAGGAAACAATTAATATAATTTTATCGGTTTTACCACAAGTTAAATCTGCCTGGGAATTATTATACAACTTAAATTCCCATGAAAAAAATAAATGGATTGAATTACATGACAATTTAATCCATTTATTTAGAAAGGATAGTTTTTATAGTCTGATAGGTCATGAGTCTTACTATCCCCAATCAACACCAAACTGTCGCTATTATATTAAACCAAATGATGGTTCTTGTGGAAAAGGAATTCAAATAGTTAATGTGAAACCAATCGAGCCAGTCGAGTCATGTGTTGTGTGTCCAGAAATAATTACACCATTAATTACAAAATCCGATGGTTTCCAATACAAGTATGATTTCAGGGTTTGGGTTGGGATAACTGGTGATTTGGAATTTTATGTATGTCCCACATTAATACTAAGAGTAAGTACAATTCCTTTTAATATTAATGATTCTGCTGGTTCCCTAACAAATACATCATTATATTCAGAACAATTTAATTGTCAAGATGAGAATGTGTATAATAAAATTTGTCCAATAGTTGCACATGTACTAGGTAAATTACCAAGAATAAAAGCAAATAAACAAGCAATGTTAACAGGTTGGGATTTTATTGTTGGAGAATCTGGTGATGTTTATGTACTTGAAGTGAATTGTAGTCCAGGTATAAATATTTTACATTCGGACGTGATGACAGAGTATTTGAATTGGCTTGGAAAACTATAATCGCATTTAATTTAATAGTAGATAAAATCACATAGTAACAAAAAATATTTAATTTGGTTAATATGGGATTTTAGAAGTCAGGTACGGTTTGAAAAACCTACATGGATTTTTATTTAAAAATCCGGTCTGTTTGCGAATGCTGACTTCTTTTAGAAGTCAGGTAAGTCAGTGTAAATTTGTTGTTCACTAATAACATTTTTTGCACTTTGTCTAACTATGTCAACAGGTGAAAGTTTACCGACATTTTTGCTAATTTGTTTAACTGGGTTAATTTTGTTAATTTCTTCACCCGAAGTAAAAATAGCAATATCAGTTACACCAGCATCACAAGATTGTCCCCTAACAGAAGAAATAATTTCGGGTATATTAATAACAAATCCTACAATTGCACTAACAAGAATTGGAAATTTATATTTTTCATAGAATGTGTCTCTTGTTTTGTTATGTTTTCTATCATCCACATTTTGAAACCATAGGATTACTAAAAATGTTCCAGCAATTATAATTAATTGTTTTAGAATTAAATCCATTAAAATAATAAAGAAAATAAAATATTTAATTGTTAATAGATATAAATTGTCTTCGTCTATAAACAAACCAAAATATTAAATTAATTTTTTAAACAAAAAATTCTAGGTTAATATATAGTAAATGACTCAAATTAAACAATCACATTTATCTCATGTACAAAGGCTAACAAAATATATGTTAATGGGTTTAATTGTTGTAATTGCAACACGTTATATTCCCGACAATATAATGCAAACAAAAGAAATTATAATGATTGGTGCTACCTCTTCAATTGCTTTTGCAATATTAGATATGATATCTCCGGCTATAAGCATTCAACAAGTAAAATCAGAAGAAAAACAAGTTTCACATAAAGCATTAGTTGAGGCATAATTTTTATAAAATTCAAATAGTATCTTATAAAAATTTCAAATATTTCACATTTATCATTTAGAATTGCATGAAAATTTCAAATGTTTCACATTTATCATTTAGAATTGCATGAAAATTTCAAATGTTTCACATTTATCATTTAGAATTGCATGTAATTGTTAAAAAACTTTTTTTTGTCTTTTAAATTTTTAACATCGGGTTTTGCTTGACCGGATTTAGCTTGAACATTAGAATTAGAAAAAATTTCTTGGTATTTGTTATCATTATCTTCTTGACTATAATTTAAACTAGTTTCAAGATCAGAATCAGTAGCTAAATCTTTTTGAAGAATTTTTTTAATTTTATCATCAATTGATTCAGGATTTTTGCCATTAGTATTTTTATTTGGTTTTAATGATTCTTCAAGATTTCTAATTGATTGTTTTAAATCACCCATTGATTCAGAATCAGATGTTGGAGATTGTATTTTTTTAGGGGAATTTGACCCAGATTTTGCTGTATCTGCTTTGTCTGAACTTAATAATGAAGCAACATCAGAAGTATCAAGAGAATTTTGATTAATTATGTTTAAAATTCTTGAGCCAATGGTCTTTTCATCACTAGTTTTATTTACATTCGTAGCTATTTGTTCCCCAATAGAATTATTTCCATTATCTGGTTTTGGTGTTTCAATTGTTGCTTTAGACTTTGTTTCTTTAGCATCCGAACCAGAATAATTAATTTCTAAAACTTTATCATTTGCTAAATCTTTTTGAATAAGTTTAGTAAGATTTTTTTCTTCAGCTTCAGACATTGCTCGCTCAAAGTTATCGTTGTCATTATTTAATTCAATGTCTTCTCCAAGATAAATTTGTAAAATGTGTTTGACAGGTAATAATTTGCGAATTGCTTCCTTAATACAGTCCTTAATAATGCACATGCAATCGCGTTGATTACGTTTAATTTCAATTGGAGGGTAATTATGGTAAAGCAAATATGGGTTATTCCAAATCTCACGAGCGCATTCGATGTATACTTTATGAATAAAATCATTTACATTAATGTTTTGGTAAAAGCTATTATCTAACTTTGTTTGTGTTTTAACTGTGGGATTGTACATTAAAACTACAAGATTTGACTTTAATGTAGCTTTGATTAAGTCACCAAGCCATCCATAACTGTGAGATGAATTAATTATTCTGTTTGTTTCTTTTTCAATAATAGTTTGATTCCATTTTGGAATTCGCTTTAAAAAAGTTTGAAAAATTTTAAGTACGTTATCAGGACCGGCTATGTCCTGAGCTTCTTTATAAATTGATAAAAGTCCTTCAAAAATTAAAGGAGTTAAAATATTAATAAGATGTGTTGTATATTCGTTTTTTGTTTCTACTAAAAAATTTAACATTGGGATTATATTATATTTGTTTAGATTATTTTTATTAATGAAAAAAAAATTACGTTTATAACTAATTAATTGCTTTAGATTTGATAAACCAAAACAAAAATACACCATAAAAGTTTTTAGCAAAAATATCAAGAATGTTATAACTAGTATTTTTATATTCAAAATCAAAAACAGCAGCAACGCCATATAATGACCAAAATATAAACATTGGCCAATATAATTTAAGACCTTGAGTAGTTTTAACTGCATAATTGGAATATAATAGTTTAAATACATAAGCAAAAAATATAAACCCAATTGCAGTTGTGTATTTAATATTAATTAAATTTATTTCTCCTAAATAACCAAATAATAACATTAACCAATTACCAATTATAATTTTTAAAATATTATTTTTTTCTGATTTCATCAGAGTAAAAAAATCTAAAGTTTCGCCCTTTTGACTTGCTTCTTGGTATTTTAAAAAACAAATAGTTGAAACAAGCATAGTAGGCGTTGTAATAAACCAATCAATATATCTAATTGATGTAATATTATTAGATAAAGCATTGTTAGTTAAACTGTAAACTAAATATATATAAAATATAAATTCAATAAGTTGTACAAATGTTTCAAGTTTTAAAGCTGATTGAAGTATTTTATCTTTATCTGCAAGCTTATATGTTAATCCTGCTATTCCATAAATACCTGTAATAAATTGTACAATTAATGATGAATATGAAGAAATAGTTAATAAATACATTAAATTATAAGATAAATTAATTAATATATTTATTATTTAGCTCCGCACATACCAGAACCAGAATTGCCACCACGATCAGCTAAATAGTTAAAATCGTCTTTGCTAACACATAAGCAACCACTGCCATTTCCAAAGTTACATGACATGTTTGAGCCAATATAGTTTTTAAGTTTGTCATCAGGAATAGTTTTTTCATTCAAGTCATGTGGAACAGGCCATTGAGAAAATTTACAACATTGTCTTGAGCACATGTTTTTATCTAATTTAACAGTTGGTTCAGTATTATTTAAATTTTCTTTGAGTTTAGATTCTTCTAATCCATTTGCTTTATCTAACATTGGCATAACAAAAACGAAGAAAATAAGTGCCCCCAAAATTACAAGTATAAGTACATTATTATTGGATTTTTTAAATAGTGATTCCATTATATATATAATATGAGATTTTATATATTTTAATTAATTTTTTCTGTACAATTATATATAATGAAAATATCAGAAAAAATAACACAAAAATATGAACAAAAAAATAAAGAAATTACTAAAATTTTAAATCCTAAAAAACAATACAGAATTGATTTTTTAAAAGTTGGTAAAACCAATCAAATTGGTGTTTTTGATGGGAAAAAACCAGTAGTTATAGGAGATTATTGGTTTTATGGTATTTACCAATCACAAACTAAACTATGGATTTGGGCAAGTTCAATACCAGGTGTTGATAAAAGACATTTGTCAAATATAAGAAAAATTAAACAATCAGCGCATTTATTTGAATCAGATTCTGATGAAAAAATAAATTTTTATTATCAATTATTAACTCAAGATGTAATACAAATACCAAATGAGAAACTATTAGTTTGGATTTCTGATTTACTTTTATATTTATCAGACGACATGTTTTGTTTTACTCCAATAAATAATGAAGCAAATACTCAATTTATTACATTAGCAAAAATTAATGAAAAATATGTTTGATTAAATTTGTTGAAAACCAAATTATTGTTTAATTTGCTTATTAATACGCTTTTTATCTTTTGACGCCAGTGTGCTAAACTCCGTAGTTTTATCTATTTTAAGACATAACTCTATTTCCTTAATACTAATGTCCTTACCATAACCATTTAAAATTTTGATAAGTTCATTTTCTTTACTTCCTTGAATTAAATGATTACAAATTTTATTCAACATAAGTATTTCCTGATTAGATTTATTATTAATAATTTTTGACAGATTGAGAATATTTTTTCTATTTATGTTTTTAAGAGATGTTTTATTTAGGTCTGAACTGAATTTAATATCTTCATTTTGAATTTTATAGTTTGAATTATTTTTGTTAATCCAATAAGATGTATTAAGACATGTGTAAAAACCATGTATATTTTGTAAATACCAATTTTGGTCGGTATAAATACTAGTTTCAATATTATCACCACGTGATATTGAGTCAGAAACTTTAACAATATTATAAATAATATTTGGCCACGAGTCTTTTGACTTATTTAGTATTTTTTTTAAATAATTTTCATGAATCATTAAAGGTAATAAAACTTTTTCTGACTCGTATAATTTAATAATTGTTTCATAATCCAAGTAATTATTTAAAATTCTTTCCGTTGAATCAAATAATCCAACATCTATATTTTTCTCTCGTGATTTTTCAATAAATTCGTTTACATTGTCTTGTGTTATTTTATTATTTAAAACATGAAATGATAAATCTTGTAATAAATTAATTAAACGTCTAATGTCATTTTGAGCAAATACAATTAGCTTTTCAATTAAAAGTTCATTTTCAAAGGAAATTCTTTCTTTTTGACATATTTTTTTAACAAGTATTTTTAAGTCTATTAAAGAAGGGTTATTAAAAACAATTTCATGACATCCTTTTTTAAGATCGTTTAATAATTTTGAATGTTGGTTATTTGAAATAAATATTAATGGGAAACTTTTTAATTTGTTATTTTCTTTGTATATTTCCATAACATATTTTTTTTCACTTGTTAAGGTAATGTTTTCTGTTTCATCAAAAATTAGGGCAATTTTTTTACTTTTATTATCACAAAACTGTATTTTAGAATAAATTGAGTTTACAAAATTATAGTAATCATTAAAATCATCATAAATACGATGGTCTTTAATTTCATTTGGATTAATAATTCTTGGTATGTAACCACATTCTTCTAAAAGTAATTTAATAGTAAGTGTTTTACCTAATCCTTGATTACCGGAAATAACAATTCCCTGATTTTTACACGTGGACAAGTTTTCCAACCACGATTTAAAGTCTGCAATTTGAGTTTGGTTTCCTATAATTTGATTAATAGAAGTTGGTTTATATTTATTAATCCATAAATCATTATTAACAGATGGTTTTTGATGTGAAATATTAGATTTAGCATTAGATTTGCTAGATTTGTTCATAATTATAACATATATAATTTTATTCTTTATATGTGTAGTTAAAACGAAGAAAATATACACCAGTAATTTTTCTATGTTAAAAAGTTTAAAGATTTTTTGTATAATCAATATAAAAAAGTTTAAAAATTAAATTTAAAAAAAAAAATTTCTAATAATATATATATAAAGTTATGGATAGCTCCGATGTTAAAGATAATAAGAAATATCGTCACTCTGGTGATTCAGTAGAAGATGAAGTACAAAAACTTTTCCGCAAAAACAACGGAAAAATTTCATCTTCTGACTTCATGAAATTAAGACAAAAATATGATGATGCCGACTTAGTTGAAAAAATCCAAAAAGCTTATTTAGATAAGCACAGCACCATAAGCAAAAAAGCTAAGAAATTCGCTCAATTAATTCGTGAAAAGTATTCTAACCAACAATACCCTTTCCACGTTCTTCTTGAAAAAGCCCGTTTATTCAAAGTTAAACACGGTCTTTCTGACGATGAATTTGCTGAATTCCAACGTATCTACGAACAAGAATTAGTTGGTCTTAAATCCCCAGAAGTTGTTATTCCTTCTACCAACATGATGAAAGTTTTAGGTTCTATCAATGTTGATTTCCAAGGTTTTGCTCTTAAACTTAACGATAACGACTACAAATTCTTACAAGAAATCCTTAAATTATACTCTGCATCAAGACCTTTACATGCTCAAGTTTTACTTCAATCCATGCAATACCGCGATTGTGACTTTGAAGCCCTTACCGGTGAATACAAACGTGAATTAGGTCACAGACCCACTGAATCAATTCACCCTGTTATTGCTGCTATGTTCTTACCCAAGATTGAAGAACTTGAAACCCACTTTTTACACTCCAACATTGCTGGTATCGTCAAAGCTCGTTACAATGGCGAATCCTTAACCAACAGACCCGACTATGAACTTTTCTATGCTTTAACCAATGACCCCAACGATGTTGTTTGCGATAACCGCTCTTCTATTCAAGATTTATTAAACCGTGCTCAAGTACAAAATCAATTATGGAACTGTGTTCTTAACCTTCGTAACGGTCAATACTACAATGCTGTTTTCCGTGATTTTGTTGGTTCCGTAGATATGTGCAGACTTAACAAACAAGACAATCCTGACCTTGTTTACGGTCGTTATGATGGTACTATCTTAAAGAGACTTTTATCTGCTTTCTCTTTCCGCCCCACCATTGTTTCTACTACCCCTGTTTACAACATTGTTAACCTCAACCCTTACCAACAAAACGTTCGCCCCGTAGTTACTGCTGTTCCTATGATTAACTTACGTTTACCTCCTACCATCAACGATTCCACTCCTATTAGCTTAGGTGATGCTCTTGACCAACATCAATACTTTCTTGAAAATGGCGCTATGATTCCTCGTCATACCAGCTTAATCTACTCACGTGGTGTTCTTTTCTTCTTCGTTGATAGACGTGCAAACGTTATTCGTTACAACGACATGCAACCCTTCAACATTGCTCGTTTACCTTTATCTGTTTCTGGTTTTGAACGTCTTAACGACCGCGAAGTTGACTACAAGGATGAAATCACTATTCGTTCTGATGTCTACCAACTCCGCTCTGTTGTATTAGCTGAAGTTAACCGCAATGCCCCTGAAAGAAACTTAGTTGTTGGTTCATCTACTCTTATTATGAATCATGCCGACCCTGCTAATGGTATCTTCACTCCTGAATACCTCCACTATGACCCCATCAGTGTTTCTGATGCTGTTGAAGTTGGCGGTCAACTTGTTGCCCGTAAACCAGTTACTGAAATTAACGGTACTCCTGGTGTTGGTTTTACTTCCTTCTACGAAATGGCTCGTCAACGTGGTATTATTTTTATGTACAAATTACACAAAGACGACACCAAAGGTGAAGTTGTTTATTAAAAAATTTCCAATTTAATTTGATTTATTAAATTAACCTAATATTAAGTTAATTTAATATTTTATGAAAATAAAGTTTTACAACTTGATAATATAAGTAACCACATAGTAAGGAGGCCTGTTTTCATGTGGTTCGTCATTTCCTTGAACTGCATGTTCGTGTAAACCTGCAGGTTCTGTATCATAAACACCACTTGTATTATTTGCTCTGTCACGTCTACTACCTTCAACAGAACCAGATGTGTTACCACGATCGGTGTATCTATGTGTATGTTGACCAGCTTTACCATGATTATGTGCTGGCATTTCTTTCATTGTTAATTTATGAAATTCTTCTCCTCCTGTTTTGCCAATTTTATTGTAATCTATCTTTTCAGGATTATAGCCAACTAAAAATCTACCTCGTAAATCAGGACGTCCCTCTTTACCATCACATAATGCCCAACCTTCAGGAACAACTTCAGAATTAAATGCAAAAATAGTTCCCTTTGGTATCATGTTAAATGCTCCAGTAACAGTTAAATTTGCTGATGTTGAAATATTTCCTTTTACTATTAAATTCCCAGGTATTGTTAGTCCACCAGCTTGTAACTGAGTTGCAACATTAGATAAGTTTCTAATTGATTCTACATCAGCCATATATACTTGTTTAACAGCTTCTTTAATTTGGTCTAAATTGCCAACATCAGCCATTTTTTCTGTATATCTACTCCAATATTGATGAAACATAAATATAAATAAAATGCTAAATAAAATTACATTATATTTTCCATTTGATATTTCTTCTAATAGTGTCATATATTATAATATAGATTATTTTTCTAATATAAAAAGTTGAATTAAAATAAGTTTATTTAAATTAAACTTTTATTAATGGAAACTAATTTATCAGATATTAATCAAGACAATCGAATATTACCTTTTACCCAAGAATTGATTAACAAAGTTGTGCAAATGTATGAAACACCACTACAATTATATGATTATGCTGGAATTAAACAAACTGCAAGTAACTTTATGGAAACATTTAAAAATTCAATTCCAAATTTTCATCAATTCTATGCTGTAAAAGCTCTACCTAATCCATATATATTGCAGATTTTACTTGAACAAGGTATGGGTTTGGATTGTTCGTCAAACTCTGAATTACAAATAGCCAAAATGCTTAATGTACCTGGTGAGAAAATAATGTTTACATCAAATTATACTTCTGATGAGGACTTGAAATTAGCTATTGATATTGGTGCAATTATAAATTTAGATGATATTACACTAATATCTAAATTATTTAAAATTGCAAATCCAATGGTAAAAACCTTATTCTTTCGTTATAATCCAGGAATTGGAAAAACAAACTCAGAAACAAAGTCAAACATTTTAGGAGGGCCAGATGCTAAATTTGGAATGGAAGGTGAAACAATAATTCAATCTATTCAAATTGCACAATCACTTGGTGTGAAAGAATTTGGTATCCATATGATGACCGGGTCAAATGTGTTAGATATTGAATATTGGGATGAACTAGTTGATAAGATTTTCGACCTTGTAGGTAGTATTTATCAAACCACTGGGATAAAAATCTCTGGTATAAATTTAGGTGGGGGTATTGGAATAAATTATCGGACAGGAATTTTACCTGAGATAAATTTATTAGCAAAAAAAATTGGAAAAAATATTGAGAAAAATCTCCTGGTCTATGGGCTAGATAAAATTCAAGTCTATATGGAAAATGGTAGATTTATAACTGGACCTCATGGTTATTTAGTTTCCAAGTGTAATGTTGTCAAAAACTTATATGGACAAACATTTTATGGTCTTGATGCTTGTATGAGTAATTTAATGAGACCAGAAATGTATGGCGCATATCATAGAATTGACGTGTTAGGCAAATCAAATATGCCAAATGAAAATTTAAAAGAAGCAAATGTTGTTGGAACATTATGTGAAAATAATGATTGGTTTGCTAAAAATAGGTTATTACCTCAAGCAAATCCATCAGACTTATTTGTAATTTGGGACACTGGAGCTCATTCACATTCAATGGGTTTTCAATATAATGGTAAGTTGAGAGCACCAGAAATTCTTATTAATGAAGGTGACTTTAAACAAATTCGTGAACGTGAGACTTTTTCCCATTATATGAGTACTGTACCAATTCGTTCTGATTGGTCATTTTATCCGGTACCACGTGGTCAAATGGTAAATAATTTTAATTAATTGATTGATTTATAATTTCATTATGTATGTAAGGACATAAAATGGAGGCATATTGTTATGTGATTGATTACTACCTCGAGAATCAGTTGTAAATGAAAATGTATGAGCATGATTATCTGACGTATTAATATTCCATGCATTATTACCCCCGAGTGATATTCTGTGATGATAACCTGCATTCCACCCACTTGAACCACCACCTTGATATGTTTTTGCACCATCTGAACTAGTTGTGCCTGAACCATTATGACTATGTGAAGGCATATGAGCTTCTGTTAGAGTAACGTTTTCTTCACCACCAGTAGCAGTGATACCTCTATTTCCCCAACCTAAAATAAATCTATTTCTTAAATCAGGTGAACCATTTGAACCATCACATAATGTCCATCCAGTAGGTGGAGTATTTTGATTATATGCGACAATAGTTCCTCTTGGTAAATAATTAAATTTACCCGAAACTGTTAAATCACCAGGTATAGTTAATCCACCAGCTTGAAGTTTATTAGCAACATCAGACAAGTTTTTAATAGCGGTAACATCAATTAAGTATGTTTTATAAATTAATTCTTTTATTTTGTCTTCAGTTAAGGAAGCAACATCAGCCATTGATTCACTATTTTTGTTCCAGTATTGATGAAATACAAAAATAAACAATATTACAATTAATACAAAGTTATATTTCCCAGAATTTAAATCTTCTAATAATCCCATATATAAACTATTAGAAAATTTTATTAAATATTTATAATTTCATTATGTATGTAAGAACATAAAATGGAGGCATATTGTTATGTGCTTGATTACTACCAGCGTTATGAATACTATGAGAATGTGAACCAGCATTGGATGTACCAAATTGATGAAGATGTGCAATACCTCCACCATTAGTGTCAACACTGTTGTAATGACCACCACTCATTCTTCTAAAATATGATCCAGGATCTAATACTTTCCAGTTTGAATTAATACCATGTGCATGATCACCACCTGCAGACATAGCATGACTATGTGAAGGCATTTGAGCTTCTGTTAGAGTAACATTTTCTTCACCACCAGTAGCAGTGATACCTTTATTTCCCCAACCTAAAATAAATCTATTTCTTAAATCAGGCGACCCATTAGAACCATCACATAATGTCCATCCAGCAGGTGCAGTATTTTGATTGTAAGCGACAATTGTTCCTCTTGGTAAATAATTAAATTTACCCGAAACTATTAAATCACCAGGTATAGTTAATTTACCTGAAACCGTTAAATCACCAGGTATAGTTAATCCACCAGCTTGAAGTTTAATAGCAACATCAGACAAGTTTTTAATAGCGGTAACATCAATTAAGTATGTTTTATAAATTAATTCTTTTATTTTGTCTTCAGTTAAGGGAGCAACATCAGCCATTGATTCACTATTTTTATTACACCAATATATATTAAAAATTAAAACTCCAAATATAACAATAATTATACTTTTAATATCGCCATTTTTTAAATCTTCTAAAAATCCCATATATAAACTATTAGAAAATTTATTTAAATATTTATAATTTCATTATGTATGAAAGTACATAATAAGGAGGTTGGTTATTGTGTCCCCAGCCACCTCCAGTTGCACCAGTATTTCTGTTAAGAGTATATGGTGCATTATCATTATCATTACCTTTAGAACCTATTAATTTGTTACCAAAAGATTTATCATTACCCCAGTGTTCAGACCAATATGCATCAACATATGGATGTGTATGTGGTGGGATTTCATTTGGATGTAAAATTTGATGATCAGTACCTGCTTTATCACCAAATCTATGATTAAGAATCCATGATTTAACGTCGTCTCTAGAATTACCTCCAATACCTGCTGCATATGCTACTTTGTTACCATCAACAATTTTACCACCCCAATCATTAAATCCACCCAATGAGTCCGATTGCATTCTAATAAATCTACCACGTAAATCAGGGGTTCCATTGGCGCCGTCACATAAAGCCCAACCAGGAGGAGCTTTTACATCGTTAAATGCAAGAATTGTTCCTTTAGGTATTATATTAAAGTTACCGCCTGTATTTTGAGTACCATCAGGGCTGGTAAGTAAGTTAAGTCCATTGCCCCAGTTAACATTACCGTCACGTTGAACACGAGCAATCCATAAACCTCCACGATCATCTGGAGGAGAATGAAACATCCATTGGTCTTTGGCTACATTACCTAATCTAAAATTACCAGATTCAGTTAGTAATTCCCCTTTAACGGTGAGGTTACCAGGGACTGTTAGTCCTCCAGCTTGTAATTGTGTTGCGACATTAGATAAGTTTCTAATTGCTTCAACATCGGCCATATAAACTTGTTTAACAGCTTCTTTAATCTGGTCTAAATTTCCTACATCTGCCATTGATTCA